TCAAGGATCGGATACTCTGTGCGGACATCTTCCAGGGTCTTGTCGATAGTCTCGATCGGGATGATGTCGATCTGCGCTGCAGTGAGTGCCTGCTTTGCGCCGCCCTTCAGCATCTCATAAAATTTCCTTTCGGCTTCGGAAAGCGGACGAAGGCCGAGGCTCTTCTTGTATTCCGCATCCTGCTCAGCTCTCTGAGCCTCACGGACGACCTGCTCGATCAGGGAGCTCTGTGTCTCGCTGATCACCATCTCCATTGCCTCTGTGATGGCCACGGTCTTGTCCTCTGCGTCGTTCAGCATCTGGACGATCTTTGCTTTTGTCTCTTCGTTAAGGGGAGTCTTGTCGATTCTCATTTCGTTCTCCTTTCAAAATATTCGGCCCAGCCGGTCTTCTTCGGCTCTGGCTGTTCGGGTGTTTCTGTTCCTTTCATCAGCACCTCGGTGAGCTCTTTCGCGAGCTTATCGACGTCGATTCTGATTTCCTGCGCCTCCAGGACTGCTGCCGGCGCGGTCAGCTTCTGCATGATCACGCCGAAAGCGGACTGCTTAGGCTCGTCATCGTCCTCATCGTCTTCGTCGTCAATGTCAGTCGCGAAGCCGTAGGCGACGGCATCCTTCGGCAGGATCCACGTCTCGGCGTCCATGAGGGCCTTGATCTCATCCTCGGAGATCGTGGCGACCTTCTTGTACGCCTCGACCGATGCCTGCGTGATGGTCTCGATGTCGTCGGCCGTCTTCCGGAGCTCTGCAGCGTTGCCCATCGCCACGGTCCACGCATTGTGAATCATGAGCAGGGAGGCAGGCTGCATCACGCGCTTATCGCCGGCCATAAAGACCACGGAAGCGGCGCTGCAGGCGAATCCGTCGCAGATGGTCGTGATCTTTGCTTTGTGTTCGCGAAGCACATTGTAGATCGCGAGGCCTTCCGCCACATCTCCGCCATAACTGTTGATATGGACCCTGATCTCATCAGCGTCCAGCTCTTTAAGCTGTCTGACGATGCTCACGCCGGACTGTTCGCCCTGCGACTCCCACGGCCATGCGCAGATGTCGCCGAAGATGTACAGATCCGCAGACGTGCCATCGTTGACGAGCTGAAAGAACTTACTCGGAGTTTTGGACATTCCGTCTTTCCCTCCTTTCCTTATGTTTGCTTTGTTTACGGTTGCTATCTCTTACGGATTCTTCAGACAGATCATCGGCGCCGCCCGTCGGCTGTGCGCTTTCCTCCAGTCCTTCCGTCGCGTAATTCTTAGTAAGCGCTCTCTTCGTGGAAAAGTCCGTATTGAGAGCGGGATACCCTACCATTTCAAAGATCTCGTCAAGCGTAAAGCCGATCGCTCTCAGCTTGTCGAGACTGTTCGCCGCGTCGATCACGTCGATGTGCTTGAAGTGGGCGAGCCACACAAAAGCGCGCTCGCCGGCGACGTAGTCCGCCTGGCCGACCAGCTTCGCGTTCAGCGTGTCATTGATCACTTCCGCCACAGGGCTCACGGCATACGTGATAAATTCGTTCGTGGCGTCCGACTGCTCCGTGATCTGACCATTGAAGACACCCAGCGGGATGTCATAGGCCGCGGCGCATTCCTTGTTGATCGTGTCAGCGAGCGCCGTCACCTCGGCGGCGGACACCTGCTTCTTCACGTCCATAAATTCGAGGGACGAGCCCGTCTGCTCTGTGATGATGGCGAGCTTCTTGCCGTCGATCTTGGCCTTAAACTCGTCAAGGACGTTGTCCAAGGTGAGCCGGACCTCCTTGCCGTCCGTCGTTCGTCTCCGGAACTGCAGATTCGCGTCGACCTTGTACTTGAGCAGCGGCGTGTTCGCGATCGTCTCAAGGGACCGCACCGCGTCAAGCGCATCGTCGAGGCATCCGAGGACGTTCTTAGTAAACACCCTCAGCTTCTCAGTGCCGAATCTGAAGTGCAGGACGTCGTCAGAGTTGACGCCATACCGCAGCGTGACCTCGTTATATCCGTCGGTGAGGACGATGTGGCTGTAGGTCTTCCCGAACAGCACATAGTCGTCCATCTGGTAGGAGTTGGCGCGGTAGTATTTGCCGTTAGCCATCCTTACAACCACGCAGTCACCTGTCGAGACCAGCTCGCGGGCCACGTTAAACCAGAAGTCGGTCGCGGTCTCATTGTCATTGGGCCGGATGTTGAGGCGATAGTACTCCTCGTCCTTCCGGCGCTCTTCGCCCTTGGTCAGCACGATCTCACTCTTCGCGATCGCCTTGGCGATCATGCACGCGGCCTTCTCCTGTGCCATAACGGCCAGCTGCACCTTGGTCAGATCGGTCGCTATGATCTCCAGGACATTCGAGATGTCCCCTGTCTTGCTTTTAAATAACCACTCAAACATAGATGATTGTCTCCTTCAGCAGATCAGCGGAAAATTCTGCCGCCACGAAAGCCATAAAGCCGTCGTTTTTTCTGAGCTTGGGCTCAATCTTTACATACTGCATGTTGCCGTACTTGTCCGTCAGCGTCCCGGTGTTCTGTGTGTACCACCGCATTATCGCGCTGTCGCCATAGTCCACCCGGTGCTCCGAGAAGAGCTTCTCGACAGACGGCGCGATGATCCCGCAGGCGCTCCCGATCTTCCGGATCAGGCGGACCGTCCCCTGGGGATTGTCCCTTGTCTCGATCGGGATGCCCCGCTGCTCAAAGATCGTCTTAAACAGCGTGTATCTGTACGTGTCCATTGTTATCTTGACCACGGAATAGTCGGACATCTGCCGCTCGCACCAGTCCACGATCCCGTCGACCGGGATGACCGGAGCGCGTACCACCTCGAAGTCTTTAAAGCCCGCCTTCCCCGCGTCCGCGATCGGGAATTTAATGCTGTTAAGGAAGGGGCTCTCCGAACAGATCCATGTGTGCTGACGCCAGATGTGGTTGCCGTCGTCGTCGATCGTGAGTATACCGGCGGAGGCGAAGTCGCGGACGTCCGCGTAGTCGATCCCGATGATGGCGGACTTCCCTCTCGTGTCCTGCGTCTTCCGGAGCGTCTTCCGCTTCGCGTCCTTGTAGGAGCACAGGAGGATGTTCTTCCAGCTCGTGACAGCCTGCTCCTCGCGGAGCTGGGGAAGGTTGCACCTCTTGGTCACGTATTCCCGCCATTTGTCCTGGTCATTCTTGGCGCGCTCATATCCGCGGGCGATCGCCCTCTCAAGCGTCGGCAGGTATTCCATGGAGGGGTTGGCCTTGTGCATCGGATCCCACTTGCCGATCTCGCTCTCGCGGTCAAGCCTGCAGAGAAAAGGGAAAATCCCCAGCGGATTAGCTCCGCCCTCGAGGATCTTCCGGCAGTCGTCCAGGAGCTTGTCGAGCGGGCCTTCGCGGACGTATCCGTTAGTCGTGATGATGATCTCCCTGAAGTGCTTTTTCTTGCCTTCTGATGACTCGAACACGTTCACGCTGTCGTTGTTCTCGTACGCGTGATACTCATTAAAAAAGATACAGCCAGGAGCCTTGCCATCCTTTGTGGAGGCGTTGCTCGTGTTGTATCTGAGGATGGAGCGTGTCTCGAGGTTTTCAATGACTTCCTTAGTTACCCGGAATTTGCCCTTGAACTTCGGATTGCGGTCCAGCTTGTTGTAAACGACGTTGAACGTATCCTTGATCTGCGCCTCACTGTTCGCCACAAGCTCCACATGATACTCCGGGATGCCATAAAGCGGCGTCTGGAAGAAGTTAGCCAGAGGTGCCATGAATCCGTCCTTGCCGTTTCCGCGTCCCATCATCATCACAATCTCCGGGAAGATCGGCTCATCGTCCAGTCCATACATGAACACGAAGGCAAGCACGAATTTCTCGAAGGGGAACATAAGATAATAATTCGTCTCGATGTAGCGCAGGCAATCTCTGTATGTTTCCTCGTCGAAGCGCACATCCTTCCGCTTGAGCGTGGGCTTGACGATGTTCTTGATCAGCAGCTTGCGGTCACGGTTGATCCACTTCGGATGCTCTTTGCAGTACGCGAGATAGTCGTCTATCTCCTTACAGGTAATCATCCTTGCTGCCTGCGATCACCGGCGTCTTGAGGTCGAGCTTGTCGAGGATTTGGAGCATGATCGAGGTCTCCCGCTGCAGATCCGTCACGCTGGGATTGGCGATCGTCTTGTCGTGGCCGTTCCCTGTGCCGACCGTGATCCGGATCCCGTTCTCTGCAATGTCATAATTGAGCTGC